AAGTTTTTTTGCCGACCTACGTATCTCACAGACAGATGGTGGAACGAAAGTTCAGTAGATCTGCAGAAATTTGCTTAAAGAAATTTGAATCAATCCAACAATTTAGACAAAAGAGACAACAACAAGAAGCAAGCACAGATAAATCACATTCTCAAAACGAAAAAACTAAATCACCCGGCCCCCGTACTTCCGACAGTAAAAAAGATTCTTCAACACGACAAAATGAAAATTCGTCCAAGTGTAGTCCAAATTTTCAACAAGCCAAAGATGAGTATATTCAATTATTACATTCCAAAGATGTTGCGCTAGATTTAATTATTGAAAAAGCTGAAGACATAAGAAATGTTTTTATTGGTGAACTTCCTCTCACTCAAGAAGTGATAGAAAATAACCTTAATGATGTTGCTGTAGTCCTGAATAATGCAAGTGATTTAATTTTTAAATTATTTCAATCAGATAATGGAATTCTTCAAGAGTGTGTTGTTCCAGTCAACGTAATCCAAAAAGATATTTTTCCTGTTTTACATCCTTCTGAAATTTTTGATTATAATGGTTTTGGAATAGACGAAACAAACAACTTAGCAATCAGTCCTACCATTCGATATTTACCTAATTGGAATGTTCAAAAAATTCGTAGTACCATTGATCTTTTGAAAAATGATAGTACAGTTGTCAAAGCAAGAAATTTAGCTAGTGATTTTGGATTGATTAGTAATACTTTGAAAAGAAGATTGTTAATTGGAATAGATAGAATGTTTAATAAATTAAGCATACAACATAGATTTGGAACGTTTGAGAGTCAGATTTTTAGTTGCTTTTTAATGAAACAGTTATTAACAGAAGAACAATGCTATGTTAATCTTCCTGATTGTGTTAGAAAATCGAAATTTCAAAAAAGAGGAATAGACACTGTTTGCTGGCAATATTTAAGACAAATTCTTCTTCACTATAATTGTTTTCCTTTTTACCACCATACGCACAATGCTAGATTTGGAGTTTTGGACAGTACGAAAATTTCTATTCATACAGATTTGCCTGTATCGTGTATTCTTCCCAGTGTTTTACATGGATTATTGAATGAAATAGTTTCTGAAATGTTGTGTGATTTAAATTCTGATACTGCTTTGATATACGCTAAACATCTAATGAATTGTTCTCAACAATCAACGTATCAAAGACAACTCGATTTTAAAGATGATTTTCGTTCTTGGCCTAAATTATGTTATGATAAGATTGGATATGTTTTAGCAGTATTGTATTCATCTGATATGAAACCATTAGAACAGAGAATTGAGTATATTGATTCTGAATTTTGGATAGATGAGAAAGAAAAGGACACATTAGAGTTGAGTGTTAGTAAATTACCTGAATACATGAAAAAGTTTGTCGTTGATTCAATTAACAATTGCGTAAAGTTAGGGAATGAGGTTAAATCTAAAATGTCTTCTAACCAAAATATTTTATTATCTCGAGATCTTGTAAATGAAGAAGTGATTTCAGCACGTTTATTAGCTAGTAAAAACACAGAGTTTCTTAGGTGGTTAACTATGACTAGTACCATTGTTTCTAACTTCGGAATCTATAATAAGACGTCACTGTTATTAGAGTATGAAAAATCTGTAGGTACAAAACAAGATGTGATGGTATCCAAACCTGATTGTAAAATTAGCATTGTAACTGAACAAGGAATGAGTATCCCTTTAATTAACGATTGGTCGAAAGTACCCATTTTAAATGAAATGTCAGAACTGTTTGATCAAAATTGGAAATCAGATTTAATTAATGAATTCGAAAATATCGATGATTTTGAAAAGAGATTTGTAACATTTCTGACTAATAAATCAGGTGGACAGAAAAGTGAAGAACCTACTCTATCGAAAGAGTTAAAAGGCATTTCCAACGCTAGAGTTATTGCATTTGCTTTGAATAGAAATGATTATCATGATGAGATCAAATTCATTAAAATGTTAATGGCTTATGGTAAGTGTGCTATAAGATTTCAAATTGACAGGAGAGCTAGAGTAATTGTTATTGTTCCGAACGCTATACAATCAAGTGAACTCTTTTTGTTGTTAGGTTTTAATGCTCTTAAAACTAATAAAAAGCATAATGAAAAATTGCAGTTGGGAAACAAAATTGGCAATCTCTTAGATGCTAGAGTGCAAATGTGTAATACAGGTGATGTTAGTTCAGTAAAAAATTCAGGAGATATGAAAGGTATGGATGCTCATACCATTCCAAACCTTACTTTATTTTTAAGGAATAAAATGATTGAAGTGCTTTTCGAATTGGATCCAAGTAAAAACTGTTCCAGATTCTTTTTTAGTGAAGATAAGGAATATACTTTGAAAGAAAAGCATCCTCAGTTTGAAGAAATATACAATCGTAAATTAAGAGGCGTTGTCATTCACGCTGCTAAATGTTTGTTTTATATGTTTTCAATGAATATGTATTTAGATGATCATTTCTTTGCTGATAGCCAAACTGTGTCAGATCAAACATTTCAAACAGGATTTTTTGCTACTTCAGCTCAGCATACGTTGTTCTTAAGTTTGTTTTTACTTAATTTGGAGAGAAAATTCTTTTCGGTTCTTGATAATAGGTTAGTTTCAGTTATGCATTCTGTTATGGGAGATGATGTTTTGGAAGTGATCAAAAATGGTGTCAAATTTCCTGAAGTAGTTCGCAAATGGTTGTCCCTACGTAAAAATGATTTATCAAAGTTAAATTACGAAGAAGAATTATCATTATCTAGAATGTATGGTGTCTTTTTACAACAAGCAGCATTGTTAGGCGTGTATGTACCTTATCCCTCCAGAATGTCGTTATTTTGTGATGAAAGATCTGATACTACGAAGAGACATACACTAGATATGATTAAAATAATAATGGATGTGATATCAGCTAAAGCTCAACGATCTTATGGTATTGATAATGGATTGAGTATTGGTTATAGTATTTGGAGTTGTCATCGAAGCTCACGCTACATTTATTCTAATGCTGATAAAATTAAAATATCTAAATTGATTGAAATGAACAAAAATTTTGGTTTTAATTTTATAGTGTCCCACAATGTTGTCGAACAATCTATTCGTTTTATATATCCTTTTGTTACTGTCATGTGTTCTCCGATTTCTTGGCCTATGTTAACTTTCGCCATGCCAGATGTTTCCGATAGTAATAAAATATTAACTTATAGAAGTAAAGCTTTCACTTCTCTCAATGGTGACGGTGCTTACATGTTGATTAATCAGATGTTTTTTACCAGTAATGAACAGCATATGTTTCAATTTGTTGATTATGTGAAACATCAATCTAAAGTGGTAGAATTAAAGTTAAATTCCAATTTTTTGGATTGGGAGACTAGACACAAATGGGGTTTCACGTTTGGAGAACATTTGTTACGTTTCAAACGTCTTCGTCATTTGACTGAAAGCAGAAAAAATGAATTAGGATTAGGAGACATAGAAGTTATGGTACATAATTTGAACAAATATTTAGATAGTAATAGAGTTCTTATGAGTTTTAACAGTATCTCGGTTCTAAAATCACACAAAATTGAAGTTCCATATGGATCGATGTATGTTAATCACAATCGTTCTAAAATTGACCAATCTTTAACTGTTAGAGCAGAATCTTTGGAAGAAAGAGCGTTTCTCGATTCAGTTTTTCTCAAACATATATTAGATTACAATGTTATTCCTAAAGATTCAGAAGTCTTGAAAACACACGCACTGTGTGCTGTCAAATTAAGGATTTATGGTGACTTTGATTATTCTTGTGAACGTGATGGAGTAATTGAACCCAGTCAAGACGCTCAGTTCAACATTTTACTTCCTTTTTTACCTGGTTATCATCTCAACAGTGCTTATGGTAAACTATTTTCATACTCCACTTTGCCTACTGTTCACGATAGGGATATTTCTGGAACTTTGGGAGAGATTACAGGATCTTTAGGTGCTTCATTTGATGTCGATGCTGCAATTGAATTCGGTGCACATGTTTATAACGTAAATCCTAGTTTAGTTGATGCCGCTGGCACCGCTATTGGTATTCCCCAAGGATTGCTCAACCACTACAAAAATTTAGTTAATGCTTTTGTGATGAATAATTTTAACTTGAAATATCATTCTATCTTTTTAAATGTGAAATACTTTGGTCTCAATGGAAGTTTAAAACATTTTTCTCAATATGGTGATTACTCTAGCCGTTTAGTTCGTTTCGATTCAATAAACAAATTAGATAGATACCATAATGTATTCGTACGTGATTTCATTTTTGCTTATATTCATGAATTAAATGGCCGTAGGGTATATTTAGATTATAGTATTCATAGTCTTTTGCTCGTTATGTCCCGAGGTTCAATCAAGTACTTTACCTCTCACCTCTCACAGTTATTCAATCCCATGCTTACTCTGGAGTTCGACTGATAAGGTGTTTCCAATTCTGAAACTGTGCAGTTAGCGTGCGTTGAGTGTCTATGGCGGGAACAGCTGATGTC